AGATCGTCGATGTGCCCAGATAGATGGTCGACGTTGGCTGGCCCTGGGCGATGCGGCTCACTGTCCACTGTAGGACGTCGCCGGCATCGCGGACATAGGTCTCCAGCCGGATCACTGGCACGGGCTCACCCGCGACCACGGTTGCCCAGATGGTTGCCGGACCCACGTTGACCGTGGCGAGCACGGTAACGATGTCGGACGTTTTGCTGATGTCGTTCAGCGTGGCGAACGTGGTGGCGATCGTGGCCAGGGTGCCCGGGGCGGCGGCGGTCGCCTCCCACACGTGGACGTCATCCATGTACTGGGTTTCACCGGCGACGGTGGCCGAGTAGTACGGATAGAGGATGCATCGCGTAGCGGCGGCCGGCGGGGTAACGGTCTGCCGCCACTCTGTCCAGGCCGTTGGGATGGTGGAAATCTGGTGGGTGGGCGCGCTCCCGAGGAAGACATTGTCACTGTCAAACCAGTCGATCTGTATGACGATAACCCGATTGGGGTTCCCGGCTTTGAACCATGCCTGGACGATGTGCGGCTGACCACCCACCACGCCATCGACAAACTGTGGGTTGTCGGTGCGGCAGGCCGTGATCCCGATGCCGGTCGGGCCGCTGCCCGGGGGTAGCTCCGGCAACAGACCGACGTCGAGCGCCAGTGACGTGATGAGCAAGCTCGCGCTGCCAGCGTGGGCCTGTGCGGTCGATCGGGCAATGGTGGTGTTTGCCATCGCGGCCCATCCCGCGGCGCTTACCTCGATCGACTGCTGGTTGGGTGTGAGCAGATCCTCGGGGAACAGCTCGTACAGATCCTGCAACGTTGCGGCGGCCGGCGGGCGGTAGTCCTGCACGGTGATCGCATACGTGTGGTGCCCGGGCCGTTGGTAGACGTGACCCACCACTGTGGACAGCCCATCCGAGTCGACCCGTTCGACCGCGGTACCGTCCTGCCAATCGATATCGAAGTACGGCGACGGTGAGCCGGTGATGGTGAGCTGTACCGCATCCTCGGCAGTATTGACGATCGCGACGGTCAGACTCACGGGATCACCCACCCGGGCGCCCACGACCCGGCCGCCATCCTCGCGCCGTCGAAGTCCATCGCGGCAGTGATCGCCTTCTGCACGATCCCGGTAACCGGCTTACCGTCCAGGTACACATTCACGACCAGGTTGGGCGTGGTGACCCGCCGGACCAGGCTGGCCGCACCGGTCGCCGGCGGCGGTTGGTCGAACGGTCCGAACGGGCCGGGTGCCGGCGGGGGCGCGCCGAACGTGATAGCGGCGTTGGTGCCGAACGGGTTCAGGTCCGTTACCCAACTGGGCAGGCTGGGGAACTTGAGCTTGCTAAACCAGTCGATGAGCGAGCGGATCGAGTTGATCACGCTGTCGATCGCGCGGGTCAGCACATTGTTGGACAGCGCGGCAACGATCTTGTTCCATACGTCCTGCACGGTGGCCCACAACTGTTTGAACACCGCGATATTGACATTGATAGCGAACACGATGCGGTCGAAGACGTTGACCTGTAGCCACTGCCAGGCGGTTTTGATCGCGCCCCAGATGGCCGCCCACACGTCGAGCGTCACCCGTTTGAGCGTGTCCCAATTCTTGATGACCAGGATCACGATGGCGATCAGGGCAGCGATGGCGATGATGACCAGCCCGATCGGGTTCGCCGACAGTGCCACGTTCAGCAGCCATTGCACCGCGGTCCACGCGATCGTTGCCGCGCGCACCACGGCGGACGCGGTGGCGTACGCGGCCATGGCCGCCGTGTGGGCCACTGTGGACGCGACGGCTTTCAGATTGGCCACCGTAAGCAACGACTGGGCCACCGCGAACAGGTCAGCGGCGCCGGCGGCCGCTTCCAACACGGTGGACACGATGCCGAGCCGATCACCCAGGGCCGATTGGCCGAGCAGATCGAACACGCCGGAAAGGTCATTCAGGCCACGCTGTGTCTTGTCCGCCTTTCCGCCCACCTCATCGACCGCGTCGGCCACCCGGTGCATGTCGGTGGACTTGCCCGCGGCCGAGGTCATCGCGGCGCCCAATTTGTCGACGTCGCCGGCGGCGTGCAGCGCGGACTGACCGGTCTTGTCCAGCCCGGTCACTGCCGAAGCGGCATCGGACAGTATCTCGATCTTTAGGATCGCGGGCCCGGCCACTGCCGCTCACCCCTTCCCGGCCTCGTCGGTGGTCGTCGATACGTACTCGAGTAGTTGGATCATGGCCTGGGCCTCGATCAGGGTGATGTGGCGCAAGTCCGCGGGCGAGCAGTGCCAGGCATAGGCAAGGGCCACGCGTAGTTTCACCCGGGCGGCGGCGCCGGCAGCGTAGGGTCCACGCTGAATCGCACGCTTTCCATGGTCAGCGTCCGGTACACCTGGTCCAGGTCCAGGATCTCGCCGGCGTTGCGGCGGGACCAGACCACGATGGCGGCCAGCACCTTCCCGGGCCGCACGGTGGCGCCGGGGGCCTGCACGTCGACCCCGGTGGCCTCCATGATGTCGTCCAGCTCGGCCATGGTCAGCGTGGCCGGGTGCGGGATCTCCCACGTCGTACCAGGTTGCATCGATGTTCCTCTCCGTTAGTGGGGTGCGCCGTGCACGGTGGCGACGATGTCGGCCACCGCCGTCTCATACAGGGGCAGCCACACCGGTTGTGAACGCTGGGCGGCTTCGCTGGCGAACTCGTTCGGGATGATGTGCCGGCGCGCCCATCCCCAGTGCACCACCGCGGCATACGCCTGGGCGGCCGCGGCGAAGGTGATGATGCCGGCCCGGGCGGTGCCGGTCGCCCGGCCCGCTGAGCCGAGCCGTCCCGAACGGCGCGGGGCGGCCGCGGCCGCGGTCTGCTGGACGATCCCCGCGGCCTGGCCGTTGACCTCGCTCAGGTCCTCCAGAGCGGCGCCGGCGGCGTTCAGGCTGGCCACCAGGGGCAGCACACCGACCATCTCCACGGTGGTCATCATCGGGCCGTACCGGGCAGCCAAGACCGCGCGTCGACATCCCAGGACACTTCTGTGCCGTCGCCCAGCTCGACCCACGAACCGGTGGGCCACGGACCGACCGGACTGGGGGTGATGTCCGCGATCATCAGCGCGTCCAAGTCCTGGGGAGGGAACGACCCGGCAGGCGTCCACTGGCCGGGGAACCCGTACGTGGCGCCCCGGGCCAGCCCTGGTGCGGGGCCGATCGCCCACTCTTCCCCGGTCCAGTACACCGGTGACCCGTCCGCGAGCGTGACGTATGTGTACGGAGCCCACGGCGCCGGCGGTATTGGTTCGATCCCCGACGTGAGCAGGGCGGACCAGCTCAGCGGCGCTTGCGCCCCGGGCGGGTACCAGTCGCCAGGTACACCGGCGGCCGCCTGGGTCGCCAGCGGCGCCGGCGGGGTCCAGGTCAACGTCACGATGGGCATCTCGGGCGCCGTGGTCAGACGTTTGTTGACGTCGCCTCCCCAGTCGCCTAGGCGTGCCTGGACCTTGCCGGACGCGATCTCAGCGGCGGGGCTGGCCTGCCACGAGAAGTCGACTTCGGTCAGTTCGCGCTGGCGGATGTAGCGCATGAAGCCATCGGGATCGTCGAAGTCCTGAATGGCGGTGATCTTCAATACCTTCTGCACGGTGGTCGGTGCGGGGAGATTGGTGCCGCACAACACTTCCACCGGTTCGCCGTCCTCGGTGTACGTCGATGAGATCGTGACGTTGGTGGCCTGGCACGCGAACTCGACTTGAGCGCCGGATGGGCCGAACTTGAGCGTGCCAGTCTTCAACTTCGATTCGACGACGATGCCTGGTTGTGTCATGGTGTCCTTGCTCCCATTCCGGTCGTGGTCATCGTGAAACGCAGGGCCGGCAACGCGGTCGAGTCGGCCGGGTCGGCATCAGAAATCCGGGCGGTGTCACATGCCGACACGTCGCCCACGTCGAGCAGAGCCGACCACACTGCCTGTATGAGCGGGTCGCTGGCCTCCACTGTGGTCAGTTTCGTCGGATTGGGCAGGATCACATAGACCCACCACGTATCGATGAGCGCGCAGTACGTGCCAACCGCCGCCCCGGTCCAGGTGGGCCACGCGGCGCCCGGCCCGCCCACGTCGGGCGGGGCAAGCGTGGCCGTGATCCCGGGGACCTGGGCCAGGGCGTCAACGATGCGTTGCCGGGTGCTCATCCGAACGCGAACCTCCGAAGTGGACCCTCAATGCGGGAGATCTCCGCATCCCACGACGTGACGCGCATTGGCCCGTATTCGTCGTCACCCTGGCGGTACCCGAGCGGGATGCCGCGGGCCGCGACCGACCGGGCGCAACGCCGGTACGCCGAGCCGATCAGATCCGGCGGCAAAAGCCCAGCGGCGGCCAGCTCGGGCGGGACACGGCACTCCCGCCACTGGTTGGACAGCTCCATGACCCGGATCACTTCCAAGTCATGGTTACTGATCTGTGTCACGGACACGCCCAACCAGGCCCGGACCTCCTCCAATGTGGGCGGCGGTCCGGGCTGGACGTAGGGCGGGATCGGTAGGGTCACGCTGGCCTACGGCGCGGCGGGCAGGGTGATCGCGGCGAACGCATCGGCGTTGAGCGGCGCGAACGCGACGTAACCGCCGTAGGCCACCTCCACACCGAACAGTGACGGCTCGACCGCGGTCAATAGGCCGACGACTTCCTCGTACACCTCCCACAGTGCGGAGTTGCCCAGGATGATCGTTCCGTCCGGGAAGGTGGGCACGACCACCCGGGGCAGGCGCAGGATATTGCCCGCGAAACTGTCCAGTCTGGACTCTCCCGCGGTGTCCGGGACCAGGCCGGTGGGTGGGAACGCGAGCACATTGGCGTCGACCACCGGGCCCAGGCGTGCCCACATGTCCAGCGACACCCATACGTAGTCAGGCAGCTTGCCCGCGGCCGGCTCGCCCGCGGCCGCCCCGCCCCGGTAGGCCAGCAGCGCAGCGGCGTATAGGGCATCGGCGATGCCTTTGAGATCGTCCGTTGCGGCCGGTACGGTCTGTGTGACCTGGGTGGCCATGTCGGTCGAGACAGCGAACTCTGTGTCCAGGCCGTAGATGTCGGCCAGGTCCCGGATCAGCGCGTCCCATGCCGATGGTGAGGTCCAGTCGATGTCCTGGCGGGACACGTCGACCGACCCGCCGTGAGTCTCCTTGACGAACGGCACGGGGGTGATCTTCATGGCTCGCGACGGCAGGGCGACTTTCTCTCCCGTCTGCTTCCCGACGCGCGTGTGTTGCGTGACCACGGGTCGGGAGAACTGTGTACCGGGGATGCCGCCCATGGGCCGCGGTCCGAGCGTGGTAATCAGCGGTCTGGCGGCGTCCAGGACGTTGACCACCTCACCCACCACGGGCTCAGGTAGCAGGCCAGGGCTGTCGAGCGTGGTCTGATTGGCCGCCTTCTGGATGCGGGCGCGTGCGGCCTCGTCCGGGGCCTGACCGGGGCGGCCGCGGGCCGCGACGAAGTCCACCAGGTACGCGCCGGCACTGCGGTACGTCGGGCTGGACCCGGTGGTGTCCAGGTTCCGCGGTTCGGTGCGGGCCCCGCCGGCGGGCACCGGGTGGCCCGCCGAGGATGCGGCCTTGCGCGCTTCGAACTCTTCGATGGGCTTGATCTGCTTGTCCAGCTCGTCGATACGTTGGCGGGCCGCGGTCAGATTGTCCTGCTCGGCCTGGACCAGGTCCCGGCCCTCAGCGTCGATGCGGCTCAACATCCCATCGACGAATGTGATCTGCTCGTCGCGTTGCTGCTGTAGCCGGGCCAGAACGGCGTTCGACATGAAGTCACCCCTTTGGATAGGCACAATGGACGGTTTCCCGGCCAGGTGCCTCCCGGGTGGGCTACGGGTGCCGGCCAGGTGAGCGCGAACGCTCGGCGTGGCCAGCGGCGCGCGGCTCGGCGCGGTCGGCGGCGTGGCACATATGGAAGATGATCTAGATGGTAGCGCGCCACCGCTGCCATTCGGCCAGAAGCGGCCGCCCGTTGCCCTCGCCGGCGCGGCGCCGGCGTGTCGTGCGCTCGCCCGAGCGGACCAGCGTCACCACGGCGTCCTTGAACGCCGGCGTCGATAGCAGCGACGTTTCGACTAGTCTCGCTTCCTGCCGTGTCACCCGATCGAGTGTCTCCGCATCGGCCGGGTCCCACTCCTCCATATCGGTCATCGTCCATGAGGATCGCATCGGCTGGTAGCCGACCGACAGGTACGACAAGTGACCATCCTTGGCCATCTGTGCGGCGCGTTGCGCGTCCGCGGACCGGTCCAGCGACCAGGTGCCCCATAGCCCGTCATCTTTAGACGTCCACTTGGCGGCCGAGCCGATCGGCCAGAACTGATCGTCGTGCCACAGCAGCAGCGGCAGCGCCGCGGCCGCCTCTTTGATCGACTTGTCGAACAGTCCGGGCCCGAACGATTCCATGAACCAACCTCGATTGGTCCACACCCCGTACGGGGCCGCGCGACCCTCCATCATGGTCATCGCATCGGTGGTGTCCACATCGGACAATCTGAGTGCGGCTCGGAAGATGGTCCGCTCCCTGGCCATGTTGCCAGCCGCCGGACCCATAACGATGCCTGCGCCGGTCATCGGTTCACTCCTCTACATTCGCCGGCGGCGCCGGCTCGCTTGTGGGGGGTGCCGTGGTCAAACCTGGCGCGGTGGGGGGTAGGCCGAGCATCACGCGCGCTTCGGCCTGCGTCATCAGGGGCGGGTTGCCGCTGATCGCCATGGTCAACGTGGCCACCATGGTTTGCAGATCGTCGCGGGTGAGCGCGAGCCGATCGAAGCGCACCTTTTGCCCGCGCGGCAGCCATTTCATCGACCAGATTGATTCGAAGTCCGCGAGCACCGGCTCCAGCGACACCCGCAACAGGTTGGTATACATCGGACCCGGTGACCGGTAGGTCAGCGAGGATCCGGGGGCACCCAACCAGTACGGGTCCAGGTTGAAACAGTTAGCGACGTCCACCAATGTCATCTGGCGGGCCTGGGTCAGTTGCGCATCCTCGGGCGACCAGGCGAGGGGGATCACCTGGGTACCGGCGGGCAGGATGGCGGGTTCCCGTTTGGCCGGACCGAACTTGTCCAGCCATGCAACCTTTGCCTCGTTGGCCTCGTCGGTGCCCAGCCGCGGATTCGGCGTTATCACTGCGACGCTGGGCACCGCCCCGTTGCGCAGCGCATCGCGTTCGTAGTCCTCCTCCAACGCGGCACGGTCCAATGTGGCCAAGTGCTGCTCGATCACGCCCACGCCGCGGGCCGGGTTCCACCGGTCGGCCCCCCGTTTGATGTGCACGACCCGCGATGTCTCGATCTGTACGCCGTTGACGTAGTACGTGGGATCGTCGTACCGCTGCGGTGGCGTGGTGATCTGGACCCACGCCGCGGGCAGCCACACGACGGTTGCCGGCCAGCCATCCGACCCGTATGACGTGATGTAGTTGACCGCATTCCCGGACCATAGATAGTCCTCGACGTGGCATTGCACAAACCAGGGGCGGGATTCGTTCGGGTCCGGTTCTTCCAACAGCCGCGGCCGCGGCTGGACCGGATCGATCCCCCGGAATGATTCCATGGGTGCCTGTTTGAGCATGCCCGAGTAGATCTGACTCGCCCGGGCCACTCCCGGGATGCGCAGCGACTCCCATGGATACAGCAGCGCGGTCCCCGCGACGCCTTCCCAGGGCCAGACCACCCGGTTGAACGGTTGCGTGGCGCCACCACGGCTCAGCGGCGGTGACGGGGCGAGCGCGGCCGCCCGGTGCGCCACCGCCTTACCGGTCCGGGACCGCCGGCGCTTGCCGCTCACCCGGTTACCGGATCTTGAACGGTTCGTGCCGGGGCGCATGATCGAATGCCCATAGGGCGATGGTAGCGGCGACCAGGGGCGCGATCGTGGCACTGGACGCGCGCCGGCCCCACACCCACCGGTCACCCACCAGCCGTTTCGCCGCGGCCGCCGCGGCGGCGTCGAGCGCGGGATGGGGCCGGTACTTGAGCGTGCCGGCCACCAGCTCGGCCAGGAATCCGGCGCACGCCGCGGTGTACTCATCGGTGCCGGTCGACATGTACTCGAGTCCGGCCCGCCGGCCCACATCCGCGGCCGCAACCGCGGGCCCGAACTGGTCATAGGCGAGCGCGAGCGGATCGTGGGCCAGGACCAGATCGATCTGTCGCTGCGTGAGCCACGCGGTACCGGGCCCGACGTCGACCAGCTCCACATGGGCGATGCCGGCGCTGTCGCGCCACGCGATCACCAGCGCGGCGTCTTCACCGTCGAGCGCGACGTCCATGCCCAGCGCCCACCGGGCCCGCCCGGTCGGGATCGGGGTGACCACGTCCTGCGCGCCGGCCCACAGCAGCGCCGGAATCGCCCGGTCGGCCGCCCCGGTCCACCGGGACCCGTACGCCCGGGCGAACTCGTGAGGCTTCATCGTGGCGGCCGCGGCCAGCAGCCCTGCGGGGCGCAGCGTGTACCCCCATCCCGGGTGGGCGAGCGCTAGCGCGGCCAGGTCCCCGGGGTCGACATCATCGGCGATGCCCCAACCGAAGTAGGCCACGGTGTCACGCCGGCCCGCTTCCACCATGAGGCGCCCGGTGTCGACCATCCCCCGGAACCATTGACTCTTGTGATTGCCGGCGGCGCTGATGATCCACAACTGGCCGGGTGTGGTGGCGAACGTGGGCACGATCGCCTGGACCAGCTCATCGCCGCGTAGCTCATCGATCGCCCACGCCTCATCGATGGTGACCATGTGCGTGGCCTTGCCGTGCAAGGCGTCCTCTGTCGGGGCGAACACCCGGTACTCACTGCCGGTGGGGAAGGTGATTCCCTCGCTGCCGTTCGACTCGCGGATCTTGACCAGGGGCGGCTTGAGCGGCGAGCGTTTGACCCGCTTGACCAGGGCCATGAAGTTGTCCCGCGCGTCCTGGCGACGCTGCGCGGTGTACCACACTCCCCGGTCCTGCCCGGTCAGGCAGCGGTGGCAACCGTTGGACCCGGTGAGCGTTGTCTTCCCGGCTTGCCGCTGGACCTCAACGATGATCGTCTGATAGGCCCATTCCCCGGTGGCCGGGTCGATCTCGTTGGCGACGTTGGCCACCTGGCGTTGCCAGGGCATCGTCTGCCAGCCCAGTCCGGCGGCCAGGGCCGCAACCTGCGGGCCGAACGTCAACCTACCCGGGGTCGGCGGGGTCGCCCATCTCGCCGGCGCTGGCCGGGTCGGTCGCGGTAGACGGTCGGGCGAGATCGGCGAGCCAATCGGCGATGCTGTCACGGCTCAGCCCCCGCGACGTCGGATCGAGGCGCAGCCGGACGAGGGTCTCGCGCAGCTCGCCGGCCGCACGGGCGAGCGCCCACACGTCCCGGCCCGCTTCGGCCACGTCGACCGCCCGGGCGCACGCCCGGGCCAGCGACACCATGCCTGAATCGAGCGCGTCAATGGTGCGCTCGCCGCGCGCCTTGCGGACCGCCTCGTCGACGGCCCGCTCGACGCGGCCGCGGCCCTTGACTGGCACATCGAACAGGGCCGAATCGTCGCGCTTGCGGGCCACGTCAGCGGTCCAGCGTCCGATCCCACCCGAGCACGACCAGGGAACGCGCCGGCTCGGCCAGCTCGACGGCCAACGTGTCGCCGATGCGGCGCAGCGTGGCGCACATCGGCGCCGAGAGGTTCGGGTGCCGGCTGGCCAACTGTAGGGCGGTGATCGCGCACCAGATCGAGTACGGGCCGAGCCTCACCGTGTGGCGCATCCCGTCCTGCTCGTCGACGGCCAGGGCGTGAAGCACCTCGACCGCATAGTCCTCGGGGTCCAAAGGTATCGATGTCATCGCTTGGCCCCTCGCCGGCGGCCGCCGCGGACGCTGGACACGTCCGCACGGATGCGGCGCATGCGGTTGACCAGCGCCGGGGCATAGGCCAGGGCCTCGGGCGTGTCGATGAGGCGGTTCAACTCGGCCGCGAAGCGGATCGGCGTCCAGCCCAACCGGTCGCGCACGATGGCGTGCAGGTCAGCGCCCCGGTTGTACCAGGTATCGGCGATCTTCAGCACGTCGCGGTCCACTTGAGACAGCGCGGGGGCACCTCTCTCCCCGGTTTCTGTGTCCACATCGGAGTGTTCCGGAGTCATTCCGTCCACATCGGACGAACTTCGGTCGGTTTCCGCCGGAAAAGTTGATCTTTGGCCGCCATCCCCGGGTTTTGGGGGAGAGAGGGCCACCGCGTGGTGGCCGCGGCCAACGTCAGATAAAAACCGGTCCATGTATTCATCCACCGATCCGGGACCATGGGTCCTCGTCGACGACCGGGTCCCGGTGGTGGGGTTCGGGCGCCGGTTGCTGGCGAGTCAGGGCCAGGCGGACCAGCCGGTTGACCGTATAGGCGTGGTCAGCGGCGGACCAGGTGAGCACTGCGAGCAGTACCCAGAGGATCACCACCCACCACACCACGGCGTGGGTCGCGATGAGCAGGGCCGCACATACCGCCAGGATGGTCACACACAACGTGACCCGCCACGCGACCCGCACCACATATGCGTTGCGGATGATCGTCAGAGCTTCCACTGTGGACTTAGCTGGTTTCACTTCGTTGCCTCCCTCGTCGAGTGTCGATGTGTAGATCCGGCCCGTTGCCTCGGGCCCGAACCGGAACGTTCGCCCGTTCTGCTCGATCACGGTGCACGCGCCGAAGTGGTCGCATGCCGGGTCCAGGTGACAGATGTCACGGCACGTGATCGTGCCCATTGGGGTTGCACGATCGGGGTTGGTGCTCACTCGCGCATGGCCTGGTGTGT